ATGGGCGAACCTCTTGGGCCTGGGCGCTATTACCTCTCCCGCCGTTGGTATCACCTTCACGTCTGCTCCAGACACTCGCTGCACAGCTCGTACCCCTCGCACACCAGGTCGTTGCCACACTCGCTGCAGATCACTTCACGCTCTCCCAGTCGTAGACCGTCAGGCACCTGTCCCGGTACGGGCAGCTGTTGTACTTCCAGCCCTTCTGGTCCATGCAGTCGCTCAGCGGCTCGCTCAGCTCCTCGATCTGGGTGCTCTGCCACATCTCCTCCGCCCGGTTCACCATCTCCGTCATCGGCAGGTCATCGGGCCCGACCACGATCTCGGTGTACTCCTGGGTGTCCTTGTTCTCGTAGATGAACACCCCCTTGTCCTCTCCCGAGCACAACATGTAGGTGGCCATCTGATAGAGGTGAGGAACCAGTGGCCCGAAGGTGCTGACACGACTGAATCCGTTGCTGTTGATGCTCTTCAGCTCGAGGATGGAGGAGTCGTACAACACACCATCCATCGTACCCATCAGATGGTATGCATCACTCTTGACCGCCACCTCGGCGAACTTCAGCCAGCCCTCGGTCAGACCCTCCATCTGCCACCTCAGGTGCATGAACGAGCCGTTCTGCATCTTGGCCATGTTCTTCGCGTCGGGCTTCAGCCTGGGCATCCCGATGAAGGTGAACTGCTGGTACCTCTTGCACTCACCCAGGGAGGAGGCGCTGATGGTGCCCTTCCGCTCCCGATCCGCCTTGTTCAGCTGGGCGTACGCGAACTCCATCGCGCGCATCGAGTACCGATGGTTGTCGGCATCCTGCATCCACGCCTCGTGACGCTGGGACACGATCAGGTCTGGGCCGGTGTGCTTGATCGTCTCGGAGAACCTCACACCAGCACCTCGCCGTACTTCTCGGTGAGGTACTCATCTGGCCCGAAGTACCGGGGCTTCCCATCCACGCCGGTGATCACGTAGCCACTGATCAAGAGCCCACGCGCGAAGGCGTTCTCCTGGTCGTGGGCCATCGCATGGTGGTCACGGCACAGCCGCAGGTGGTGGTAGGTCTCGCCGGCAGCGTCCAGGATGCTTCCTCCACGCGCCCTGGTCAGCTTGTGGTGGAGCTCGGCGTTCTCGGCACCACAGGGCACGAACATCACCTCGTAGTACTTCCGACCCTTCTTCTGCTGCGCCACCAGCGCATCACACCTGTGCATGGCTCCCCTCCAGGTTGTTCAGGGCTCCAGCGGCCCAGAGCTTGTTGAGGATCCCAGTGAGAGACTCAGGGGTTCCGTCGTACTCCTTATGTCCAGAAACCGCTGCGGTGGCGGCTCGCTCGACAAGATCGTCCAGTCCATCGAAGGGCTGAAGGGACTCCAGCTTCGTGGCCGAGATGTACCCAACCCCATCAACACTCTGAAGTCCCTTGCGGACAGCTCCACGTCGCTCGTCGATGGTGTACGTGGCTCCGCTGATGTTGATGTCTGGGGCCAGAACACGTAGCCCGCGCCGAGCCGTTGCACGTAGGTAGCGTGTCTCTTTCTTCCCATCGCCCTCGCTCGCAACGCCCAGAAGAGCAGTGTGGAACTGAAGCGGATGACGCGCTGCAAGGTACGCAGCTCGGTACGCAGTAATGCCGTACACCGTCGCGTGAGCGCGATTGAAGCCGTACTCAGCGAAGCCAGCGATGGCATCGTGAAGGTAGTCCTGGTCATCTGCGCTCATCCCCGCCTGCTCGCATGCGACGGTGATCCACTGTTGGTACGACTCGATCACATGCCCAGCAGCACCAATGTCCTTGTTGGAGGCCTTCACCGCCTTCAGAAACGCCGTGAGGTTGTCCGCATTCATGCCCAGGGCACGCAGCAGGTCGATCACCTGCTCCTGGTACAGCATGATCCCGTGCGTGTCCTTCGTGACCCGCATGATCAGTTCATGTCGTGGGGGCACGGCCTGACCGTGCTTGCGCGCGATGAACGCATCGGTGGCACCGGTGTTCATGGTGGCCGGACGGAACAGCGCCATGGCCGCGATCACGTCCTTGATCGTGGTGGGCTTCAGACCACGCAGACCACGCATGGTGGCCCTGCCCTCGAGCTGGAAGATGCCGTCCGTGTTCCCCGAGCGGATCAGCTGGTACGCCGGGCCGTCCTGGTACTCGATGTCGGAGATCATGCTGATGGGCAGCCCGAGCAGCCGCATGGTGCGGTCCAGCACGGTCATCGTCTTCAGGCCCAGCGCATCGAGCTTGACCAGGCCCAGGGACTCGATCTGGTCCTTGCTGTACTGGGTGACGAAGCCACCACTGTTCCCGCGACTCATCCAGGCCATCGGCACCAGCCGGTCGAACTCCTCCTGGGTGGAGGTGAGCACGATGCCGGCGGCGTTGGTGCCCATGCCCTTGTACAGGTGACGCTCGCTCAATGAGTGGAGCATGTCCTTGTCGGCCTGGGGCACCTCGGCCCATGAGGATGCACCATCGTCCTTCTTCCCCGCAGCCGTGTAGTAGCGCACCCTCAGCGACCCACGCTGGGTCTCACCATCCACGTCGGTGGTCTCGTTGAGGGAGTAGGGGGCCCCCGACCCGATCTGTTGGGCGGTGAATCGCTGCGCGAGCATCTCCACCAGGTCGTCGCGCCGGTCGTGGGCCACGTCCAGGTCTACATCCGGAGGCTTCGTCCGGTCCTTGCTCAGGAAGCGCTCGAAGCGCAGGTTCCACTTGATCGGGTCGACGCTGCTGATGCCCAGCAGCCAGCACACGAGGGAGCCAGCAGCACTGCCCCTGGTCTGGAACATGATGTCCTCAGCGCGCAGCCAGTCGGTCACCTGGGCCACCAGCATCATGTAGCCCGCCATGCCCGATACGTCGATGACCTCGAACTCGTCGTCGAGCTGTTGGCCGTACCGCACCGGCACCTTCGCAGGTGCGAAGTGACCCTCCAACGCCGCAGTGCAGCGCGCCACCATCGCCTTGAACGGGTCGGCTACGACCTCGGGAACCGAGTACGAGTAAGAGTCAAGGACAGGGATCTGGAGTGTGTGTCGACCGAGGAGATCCTCCAGTCCTTCCACTCCTCGCGCAAGGCGACGTTCACTATGACGATCTGCAATCCATTGGGCATCGCAGACGTGGAAGCCGTCCCCAGGGAAGACAGCATCATCGGGGTCTGGTCCGAAGGCGACGAGTCGCTTGAGGCCCTCGTGGTCCCCACGGTCTTCTGGCTCCAGGTAGTGACTGTCCTGCGTGATGACGACCGGGTGACCCGATCCATCAGCCAGTTGTACCAGGCCATCTGCCAGCGCATCGTCGTCGGTTCCCTCGTCGTGGGTGATGTGGTGGTTCTGGATCTCCACGTACACCGAGTCCGGGAACCACTCACTCAACGTGTACAGGAACTGTCGAGCCGCACCCTCACCCTGGTGCAGCAGCGTCTGGGCCAGGTAGCCGTAGTAGCAGCCGGTGTTGATCGCCAGACCCTCGGTCCGCCCATCCTCGGCCAGCTGCGCCAGCATCTGGTAGTCCACCAGCGGCTTCCAGTGGTGGTTGCGGTGGCTCAGCGTGCTCAGGTTGACGAGGTTCTCGTAGCCCCTGGTGGTGTACGCGGAGACACCCATGTGGAACATCTGGGACTTCACGTTCTTGTTCGCGCGGTCGGCGCGGTACTGGGCGGTGTCGGGGACGAAGTACATCTCTGACCCGGGGAAGGGGGTCACGCCGTGCTTCATGCACGCCTGGTACAACTCCACGCTCGCGGCCATGTTGCCGTGATCCTGCACACCCACTGCCCTCTGGCCCATCGCGGCTACTTTGCTCACGATCGCCTGCACTGACGGCATCGCGTCGTTCACCGAGTACCGGGAGTGGGTGTGCAGGGACCACCACGCAGGTGGCGGGGTCGGGATGATCCGCCACCTGCGAGTCGGGATGATCCTCACGGCTTCTGCAGCTCCATCAGCCAGTCGACCACCGCGTTCGTGGTGATCAGGGTGGTGGGCGGGGTGAGCCCCATGCTCGCCTTGATCAGTGCCAGGAGGGCTCCGTGTGACATCTGGCGGAGGTCGGCCTCCTGGAACGTCGGCTCCGCATCCTCAAAAGGGGGCTCCTCCTGGGCCACAGCGGGTGCTGGAGCGATCGTGGGACGCCTCGGGGCCACGGGCTCGTCCGGTGCCGCACCAGGGCCCCAGGCGTCATCCCAGGTCTTCTGGAGGATCGTCTCGATGTCCTTCCAGTCCTCCTTGTGCAGGTCGACCGGGGTAGGGCTGGCACCCTCCACGTCGAAGTCGTAGCGGTCCTGGGCGGTCTTGAACCGGGTGACCGTGTAGTCACGGTCGGTGACCGTGCCGAAGCGCTTGAAGCGGTTCTCGAGCTTCTCGCTCACCATCGGCCCGATCTTCATGGCGTCCACGTACTCGTTGCCGTTGAAGGAGTGCAGGATGTTGAACGCGATCTTCCGAGAGGGCTTCTTGATGCGCTCGTTGTCCGAGGAGCACCCGGGGCAGTCCTCGATCGGGTCGCCGGCCTCGCGTGGGCACGGGAACGAGTACTTCGTCGGGTGGAAGTGCTCCCAGTAGTACACCCACTCGTCGGGCTCCTGGAGGATGCGGAACGTGTTGTCCCCGTCCTTCAGGTACTTGATGAACTCACCACCGGAACCACGTCCCGGCTCTTCTGCCGCCTCTGCTGCGCTCTTCCCGAACCTCATGCGTTGAACCTCCGTACCGTCTCGACTGCCTGGGCTACTGCTCTCATGACGCTCTCGTTGACATGGCCTACGGCCCTGGTCCTCGCGTCTGCTGCTACTTCGCCTGGACGCACCTTCGTGGTGGCCTCGTACTTGACCCACGAACTGTCTCGACCGACCTTGATCTCGTGGGTCATCCCACAGGTGATCTGATCGCCCTCGTACAGCTCGTACGATCCAGTTCCTTTCACTACCGGTTCGTTCACTTGTTCCTTCCTGTCGGCTTCGGGATCTTCTTCCCGAAGTACTCCGCGAGCTCGTCCACATCGGCTGGTGTGTACACCCAGATGATGAGCTCACCGCTCTTCGCCGCCTTCGAGGGCGCGACGAAGCGGTCGTTGCCGTCCGCATCCTTCGCACGAGCGAGACGACGGATCGTCTCGATGTTCACCTCGAACTTGGTCGCCACCTCGCGTGCGGTCAGCAGACCCGGCGGCAGCGCCTCGATCATCCGAGTCGCGGGGGCCTTGCGCGGGCGCTGCTTGACCTCGGCAGCGTCCACGATCTCCGGGGGCTTCATGCTTCCTCTTCCTGCTCGTTGGTGGTGGTGCACGGCCAATGCCAGGTACCACCGGTGTGCTCGTCGGACTCCCGCACGTACCGGTCGAAGAACACGCCGGTCGGGTTGAGCACGGCCAGGCCGATGGTTGGCACGAAGATCGTCGCGTGCTTGCCCACCGGCTCCAGGTGCACCTCAGTGACCACGGAGGCACGGCACTTCGACTTGTACCGACCATCGGCAGAGCCGTACGACACGTAGTGAACGATGCGACCCACCGTGGGCTGGGTGCTCACTTCTCGTTCGCCTTCTCCAGCGCGTCCGCGCAGCGGTTGACCGCCCAGATCAGCTGGTCCAGCTTCTCCATGAGCGGTGTCAGGTCGATGGTGATCACTCTTGTACCTCCTTCTCACGCAGGGTCAGGTGCGGCTTGTTCGGCTCCAAGGTGGTGTACGCACGGACGATCACCGGGTCCACCTCACCGGTGTCCATGGCACGCTCCATCGCGCGACGGTCCAGCACCCGCTTCGTGTACTTGTCGAAGACCTTCGCGCGCAGCGCACGACGCAGACCGCGCTCGTCGATCACGGTGGTACGGGTCTGGGTGTAGGTGACGATGTGCGACATGCCGTCGACGGTCCACTTGTAGCTCTTGCGCTGGTCGGCCTCCATCTGCTTGATCAACTGCGCCTGGGCCACATCAAGGTCGGCCTGGGCCTTGTCACGGGCCTGCCGGCAGAGCAAGAACTCAGCCAGCGCGCCTTGTGGGGTATCCATGTACTCAACCTATGCACTAGCAGCGATGGATGCAACACCATCCACTACTTTTCTACGGCGTGTCTCACCGATCTCGTCGATGTCCTTGCCCCACGCCTTCGGCCAGGTGAGCCGGGTGACCAGGCGATGCTTGAACGCACGCTCGGTCATCCGGTACGCCTCCCAGCCCGCGTCGTCCATGTCGTAGCAGGTGTAGATCCGCTCGGGATCCACCCTGTCGATGAGTCTGACCTGCTCCGCCGACAGTCGTGATCCGTAGATCGCGAAGGCGTGCACGCCCACGTTCCAGAGCGCGATCGCGTCCAAAGCGCCCTCGACCAGGACCACCGCGTCGCGCTGATCTGTGGTGTAGTGGAAGAGCAACTGACCCACGTCGACACCCTGCGGGTACTTGTACTTCGGTCCTTCATCCCCCGAGTTCCGTTGGACGATCCCCAGTACCCGGCCTCGTGGGTCACGTAGGGGGTAGGTGTAGGTGGCGGTCTCCGGATCCGACCCAAGACGGAACCTACGAGCCGCCGCCTCACCTACCCGATCCACCCAGTACGGGTGCACCGGGCCGGCGTCGTAGCGCGACAGCCAGGCCTCCGGGTAGACGTGGCCCTCGTCCAGCTTGTTGTCCAGCCAGAGCTTCATGACCTGGTAGTCCGGCTCGGCCAGCAGCGCCTCACCACCCAGGTGGCCGTGGGCACCGCAGGTGTAGCAGTACCAGACCTTCTTGATGGTGTTCACCGAGGCCGAGGGGCGGGTGTCACCGTGCTCGGGGCAGAGGAACGGCCTCTCCACCCCACGCCCGAAGCGCAGCGCCTCAGCGAGCGTGTGTGCGTGCAACATAGACGTGCTGGTAGCCGTTGCAGTGCGGGTTGACGCAGACCCAGGTGTGCTTCCCCCAGGTGATGGTGTGGTAGATCGGCCTGGTGGCCACGGCAGTGCTCACAGCGTGTCCTTGCTCTTGATCACCCGCAGTGCAGGTGGGGTGGGGTTGCCGACCAGGGCCTCGGCGTTGATCACCAGGTCCTCGGCGTGCTCGCCGGTGATCTCGATGAAGTTGCCGGTGTTCGGGTCGAAGGTCGTGTAGAAGCGGATCCCCGAGGACCCATGACGGTTCTTCTCCAGGGAGAAGTCCGTGGCCACGTCGTGTGGCTTCGAGCGCATGGTCAGCACCACGTCGGCGTCCTGGCCGAGGGCATCTGACTGGGAGAGGTTCTTCACCTTCGGTGGTGCGGAGCCGGTCTCCCCTTCACGGTTGATCTGGGCAGCGCACACCATGGCGGTGCCCTGGGCGAGTGCGATGTGCTTCAGCTGGTTGCTGATCTTGGCCATCACCCGCCAGTCGTCGATCGCGTGCCCACCTCCGTCCTGGGACATCAGCCCCACGTAGTCCACGGTGGTCAGGTCGTACTCACCGCAGCGAGCAGCGACCACCGAGGGGGACACCGGACCATCTGCCGGCGTGTGGATGTGCAGGACGCCGCCGGTGGCCTCCAGGCGGTCCCTCAGCTCCCCGATGAAGCGCTTGTACTGGTCGCGGTCGACGTTGTGGTCACGCAGGTTGCTCAGGGTGATCGCGGGGTAGCCCATGGCGGTGGCCACACATGCATGGAACCGGGCCACTACCTCTTCCTCGCTCATCTCGAGGGAGTAGTAGAGAGCCCGGTTCCCGGCCAGGATCGCGTGCGCGTTGATGACCACCGTGTGCGCGCTCTTCCCCTGGCCTGGCCGACCGGCCACGTACCAGAGGTTGCCCTGCCTGATGCCACCGGTGAAGCGCTGCAGGGTGGGGTAGGGGAGCTCCACGAAGTAGGGCTTCGCTCCCCACGCGCTCACCCGATCGGTGTCGGTGACCAGGGCGCGAGGTGGGAGCAGCGCGTGCTTCGGCTTCGCGGCGGTCAGGATCTCGTATGCCATGGAGGCGTCGTTCAGGTGCAGTTGGTCGGCGGCATCGGTCATCGCGGTGGTGATCCGACGACGGTTCACCCCCTGGTGGACCATCTCCGCCGCCGACCGCACGTCGGTGTGCTCGGAGAGGAAGAAGTCGGAGAACTTGTGCCGGAAGATGTCAGCGCTGGGCTGGCAGTCGTAGGTGTCCACGTAGCTGACCAGCCAGGTGTACTCGTCGGAGAACCCGAGGAAGTCCGCTGAGGAGATCCCGTACTTCACCTCCTCCCCCACGCTCTCGGTGTTGACCAGGGCTGAGATGAGTAGGGCTTCAGCGGATACGGGCACAGTTGCTCCTGTCGTGTATGCACTACACCATATGCAGTGCATGTGGTGCGTGCAAGGGTCAGACGAGGCGCTGACGGTAGAGCGGCATCGAGTTCGTGTCCGGCCACACCCAGTACCGCCGGCCTGCGCGGTCGATGATCAGCACCCCGCCGTTGTGCTGGCAGGCGTAGCGGGACTCGCAGGTGTAGCACCACGCCCGACGCACCTTGATCCTGGGAGCATCGGGGTAGCACTTCGCGCAGGGCCTGGCGGTCACGTCCTCCAGGTCCACTGCGATCAGCGGATGAGGCTCGCCTCGAGAGGGTGGCTTCGTGAGCTGGTGACAGTCTGGGTGCCGGTGGAAGCGGGTCCTGTGCTTGGGGTGTTCCCGCATCCACACGGTCGGCATCTGCCGAACGTACTCCTGTTCGAGTGGTCCGGGAACCCCTACTTCCAGGCCTTCTGGATGTGCTCCGAGACGGTGACGATCGTCAGCGCACAACCCAGGGCAACGGCGTACAGAAAGCCGGCCAGAACGACGATCGAGATGACCACCGGGAACAGGTCACGGAGCTGCAGCCAGTACCACCAGGGCGGTCTCATGATCCTCCCGAGACGTCAACGAGGCCCCGGCTGATAACCGGGGCCTCGGAGCTGTTGACCCATCCGCTTAGAGAGGTCTAACGTGCGCTCTGTCTAGGTAGCGCATGTTGATGGTATCTGTCATCTCCTGTCGCTTCCAGTCAACAACTGGAGAGCACATGCAACGCAGCGGCAGCGTGAAGCCGAGCAGGACCCGGTAGGTCACCCGGAGACACCCGCGTCAGAGGCGGTTGCGACCGCGTGCCGGAAAGGTCCCCGGCGGTTCGAGAGCTCCCCCCAACATCGTGGGGGGATGGGGGGTAGAGATGACCAGGGCGAAGCGCCGAGGCTCCAAAGGAGCCCGTGGCGGTAGTGGAGGTAGATCAGGGCCCGTCTACATCGTCAGACCAGCATGGGGTCGTGAGGTACGACCAGAGTGGAAGCTCGATGGCTTGGACCTGGCTCGTGCTCAGTACCACCGGTACCGGTCCAGGAAGGACTTCACGATCATCCCTACTGACCATCCTGGACACACACAGCCACAGTCAGATCACGATCCACAGGTGCCCTCTGGTGGACAGCCACCACCTGGAAGGTGAAGCCGGGTGGACATGCCCCTGGCGGAGTAGAGGGTCCAGGTGGTCCGATGGGACCTCGAGGTCCGGCAGGACCTCTGGGTCCGGGTTCTCCACGGTTTCCCTTCTGCCCAGTAGGACCTGCTGGACCTCTCCCACCCTGCCTCCCAGGCTCACCCTGGAGACCGGTACTGCCGGTAGCACCAGTGGGACCTGTAGGACCGGTGACAGAGGAACCGTCCTGGCCGTTCTGACCGTTCACTCCATCCTTCCCAGGTTGGCCGGCAGGTCCCTTCGGACCCTTCGGACCTGGGGGACCAGCAGGTCCTTGGGGACCAGGGATGGGGGTGGGAGCGATGGTGGTGCTCACCGGAGTGGTCACACCCTCGATCACATCGGTCTTGATACTGGCGGTGAGGAAGGACAGGTAGATGGACAGAGCCATCAAGGCTCCGAAGGAGACCAGTAGCACGCTGCGTCTCATGGTTCATCCCTCGGTTTCTTCGCCAGCTCGGCTCTACCAGCCAGGAAACCAGCTAGCAGACCGATCAGGGTGTTGAGGATGTCCGCCACCAGCACGAACGTCTTGTTGAGGTCCTGGGAGGGGTTGATGATCTTGAAGACGAAGGATGCGACGACCGTGAACAGGACGGTGCCACAGATCGTCCCCGCCACCATCAGGACCATCAGGTCCCCGGTATCACGATCCCGGAGTCGTTTCTGTGGCATGGGGTACCTCCCCTCACTCCACGGTAACGACGAGCGCACACCGTTACCGTGGAGACATGGTGGCTGTCCCGCTAGGACCTGCTCAGGTGGATATCACCGGCATCCGTGCCGGTGACCTCAACGAGTTCCAGGTGAACATCCAGCAGGGCGGGAAGGCCATGAACATCACCGGAGCGGTCTTCACCGCCTCGGCCAGGGTGACCAAGATAGACGCCGCCTCTCTGGATGCCGTGGTGACCATCGTGGACGGTCCTACCGGGGTCACCATGGTCCGTTGGCCCGGAGATGATGTCCGGACCTGGTTGGGGACGAACGTGACCCAGAAGGGCGTCTGGGACATGCAGATGGTGATCGGAACCGACGACCCGATCACGGTCTGTGCAGGTGACTTCTCAGCTGAGCTGGACGTGACCCACTGATGATCTCGGTCAGTGCAGCCGTTCCTCAGACCACTCTCACCGTGGACATCCAGGCCGCTACGGTCATAGCCGCCAACCCCACACCTGTGCCTGTGGTCAATGTCCCCATGCAGGGAGTCACCATCGGGGTGCCTGGTTCAACGGGGCCTAGAGGCGTACAAGGAGCCGTAGGCGCAGTAGGCCCTACGGGGCCCGCGTCGACTGTTCCCGGGCCACAGGGCGTCCAAGGCTCTACGGGGCCGCAGGGACCACCTGGACCGACCGGACAGCAGGGTCCACCGGGTGTCCAGGGAGCCTCCGGCGTGTGGGCCACGATGACCCAGGCGGCGTACACGGCCCTGTCCACCAAGGACCCGAACACCCTCTACGTGATCGTCGGCTGATGCCCGTCCTGAACGATGCCGACACCCTGCGTCTCGGCACCCAGACCGTGGACAAGATGTACCTCGGCTCCAACCTGGTCTGGCAGCCCACCTTCAAACCCAACGCCCTCTCCGGCCTGGTCACCTGGCTGAGGGCAGAGGACTACGCAGCCGGCACCTGGCCCAACCGGGGACCTGGAGCGGCTGTACGGGTGGTGGGCACTCCGGTGATGACCGCCGGCGTACCCCAGAACGGTCGTCCCACCATCCGGTTCAAGGCCAACGAGGGTCGGGTCAGAGGGGACTG